ATACAGAAGGACACACACAATGGGCTACACTCATGAAAGAATTTATAGATGCTAACAATTTACGCTCCATTTAACAATAAAAATAGCAAAGCCTGGGAAGTATTCAACGGCATCAAAAAAACTTGGCCCGATCAGGTGCAACTTCTTGATAACGCTACACACAAAGAACCAGTAAACAATTCGATGTTTTGGGGGTTTGTTAACAACAATTTAGAAATGGTAAAAAAGTGTGAGGCAAGAAAGCATAATTTTTGGTTTGCGGATACACCTTACTTTGGAAGATTTGATAATAAAAATCTTAAACCTGATAATCATTATTGGAGAATTTGTAAAAATAACATACACGTAAAATATGTTCCGGGTTGTAAGAAAGATAGATTTGATAAATTTAACATTAAATTGAAAGCACCGGATCTTAATGGAGATCATATTTTAGTTTGTCCAAGCAGTACCGGGATACATTCATATTTGGAAAGACCGGATTGGACAAATGACACTGTGGAACAGCTCAAAAGATTTACAGACAGACCAATAAAGATACGACACAAGCCACGGGGCAGGGGTACTTCCGGACCAAGCGAGGCAAAGGTGCCTCTATCAGAGGATTTAAAAAATGCATGGGCGTGTGTGACAAGTTGTAGTATAAGTGCCATTGAAGCAGTGTGTTCGGGCAAACCAGTGTTTTGTGATAGGAAAAGTTTTGCTTCACATATTGGAAATGAAAATCTACAAGACATAGAAAATCCAATGTTTGTAAGTCCAGAAGATTGGCTGTACAGCCTTGCATATCAGCAGTTCACACCAGAAGAGTTAGGCAACGGTACTGCTATGGAAATCCTAATGGACATGCAAATATTATAACGTAAATAAGTGTATGCCAAAGAAAAATCACAAAGAACGAATGTTAGAATGGATAGATAAACTCGGACTTGTGGTAGTGCAATCCGAGATTAAGCCATATGGTCCAGGCACAAGGAGATACATGGTGGGTAGGCATGTGGAAGAGCCAAAACATAATGCATGGCAGATGCCAAGCGGCAAATGGGCGTCCACTCCTGGTGTGCAAGAATGGCTTACACCTAATCCTTTGACCGGTCCAGAATTAGAGGCGTGGTTGACGGACTACGAAAAAAATTTGTAATGGATGAACAGCATCTAAGAAACTGGCGAGAAACTTACGCCATGGCAAAACCGTTTGTCACGAAGGACACTATAGGTATAGATGTTGGATGCCGAGAAGGTGGTTTCTCTGCACAAATGGAGGATGACTTTAAACATATTTTTGCATTTGACTTTAGAGATAAAAGGAAAGAATTTAAAAGAAATGTTAAAGACGCTAGTAAGTTCACATATACAGTATGCGGCATTGGAGAAAAAAATGGACATTCATACACTAGTAGTAACCGGGTGGGACGAATAAAAGATAGGGGCGATATTAAGGTGCCTATAAAAACAATAGACAGTTTTGAATATAAAAACGTTGGATTCATCAAGTATGATATAGAAGGATACGAATTAAGGGCAATCAAGGGCAGTGAAAAAACGATTAAAAAATATTATCCGGTAATAATTGTTGAACAAAACAAAGGCAATACTGACTCTGTGAAACTTTTGGAACAATGGGGATATAAATTGAAAGGTATAGATGACATGTTTAAAAATGATTATCTAATGGTCAAAGCATGAAGTACGCAAAGATACCAATGCCAACATTCATAGCATTTGAGCCTATTAATCTTTGTAATGCAAAGTGTTTCTGCTGTCCGTACACAACATTGAGCGAAGACAAGTCATATCACGGCAAACGGATGACACGTGAACAGTTAAAAACTTTGTTAGATGATTACGGCTCTTTGATAAAAAAATATGGAATGAAAGATTATGCATGTGGTATTAATCCATGGCGATATTCAGATCCGTTAGTGCAACCTGATTTAGAATACATACTTCAACTTTGTGACCAGCACAAAATACACGTTGGTATTACAACCAATGGTGTTTCTTTTACAAAAAAACAATGTGAAATACTCAATAGATATGAACACGTTCTTGGACCTATACACATGAGTGTGATAGGACACACTGCTGAAGAACTTTGGGATTTTATGAAAGTTAAGAAACAAAAAACACTAGATGGTCTACATTTTGTAAAAGCAAATTATCCGGCGTTGTCACGGCGTATTAGGATCGGTGTAAAGCACAAGGATCAAAGCAAGAATGCACCTAATAGTGTTATGGAAGAATATAGTTCAGCGACATTGGGACGTGTAAAAAGTAAAACTAATTGGGTAGAAAACAGGATTGGTGATGGTGATGGCAACTGGACAAAACCTTATGATGCAACAATTGATGAAAACTTTTACATGCAAGGTTGTGCTATGGGCGGTGGAAGAATACTTAGACAAATGGAAATTTTAGTAAATGGTCAGGTTGTGCTTTGTTGTGATGATGCAGACGGAAAAACTAACTACGGTAACGTGTTTGAATCTGGCATAGAAGCAGTTTGGAAAAATTTACAAAAAGAACATGATATTATATACTCAACAGATTACATAGAAGGAAAAAAGAATTTGATATGTAACACCTGTTCAAGAGGTAAGTTTGTTGGCAATTGGACTAAACCTATGCAGGATAAATTGCACAAAAGGCAAAACAGTGTGGCAAACAAAATAAGGAATATATGAAAATAGAAAAAGTAAATGGTTTCTATGTACCTGCTAATGACATATACATCGAGGATTGGAAAGCAGGCCAGCCGTTTACACAGAACAAATGTTTGGAAAAATTTATAAAGTTTTGTGAAAATAAAAATAAAAAATTTAATCATATTTTAGATATAGGCGCATGGGTAGGAACATGGAGCGTGGCCATGAACAAGTATTGTGGCCGAGTTGTTGCTTTTGAACCGGATCCTCTACACTATGAATGTCTAGTTAAAAATGTGCCGGAAGATATTGAAACACATCAGTTGGCTGTGGGTAATGAACAAAAAATGATTTCTTTGTCTCAAGATAATTTTACCCAAAGCAAACGTGTAGTTGGCGAAGGAACAATACCAATGATTACGGTTGACAGTCTTAAAATGGACGACATAGATCTTATAAAAATAGATGTTGAGGGATATGAAATGGAGGTACTAAAGGGTGCAGTGGAGACATTGAAAAACACACAGTATCTAATGATTGAACTTAACAACAACACTAAAAAATATGGAAGTAATAATATTGATGTAGAAAAATTTATTACATCATTAGGATTCAAAGTTTTTATGGCACATTGGCCAGATAAAGTTTTCTACCGTGTCTAACCTAAATTAAATACGCACATGAAAGTTTTAATAACAGGCGGCGCCGGTTTTATCGCACATCACGTAATTGATCATATTTTAAAAACAACCGATTGGCATATTACAACATTAGATAGATTAGATGAATCTGGTAATTTGAATCGCCTAAATGATATTCTCAAAGAACATTCTCCGGAAAATCGCAGAAGACATAGGACTGTATTTCACGATCTAAAGGCGGCATTAAACAGCCAAATACGTGCAGACATAGGTGATATTGATATTGTGCTACACTTGGCGGCAGGAAGTCATGTAGACAGATCAATTACTCATCCAATGGAGTTTGTACAGGATAATGTTGTAGGAACTGTAAATTTGTTAAATTGGGCAAAAGAATTACCAAACTTAAAAAAGTTTGTTTACTTCAGTACTGATGAAATTTTTGGAGTTGCACCTCCAGGTGTTTCCTATAAGGAATACGACAGATATAATTCAACTAATCCTTACAGTGCCAGCAAGGCCGCGGCAGAAGAATTTTGTGTTGCATATGAAAATACATACAAAATGCCAATGTACATAACACACACAATGAATGTATTCGGCCAAAGACAACACCCAGAAAAATTTATTCCAGGCACAATACAAAGAGTAAGGGATGGCCATAAAGTTACCATACACGCAGACTCTAGCAAAACTCAAGCAGGTTCTCGAATGTATATTCATGCGAGCGATGTAGCAGAAGGATTAATGTTTATTTTAAATTTAGACAATTACATTCACAAAGGAGATTTTGGATGGGCAAAATGTCCAAAATTTAATTTAGTTGGTACCGAGGAGGTTGATAACTTGAAATTGGCACAAATGATATCAGATGCTGTGGGGAAACCCTTGAACTATGAAATGGTGGATTTCCATACATCAAGACCAGGACACGACCTTCGTTACGCATTAAGTGGAGACCTATTGAAACAGTTAGGTTGGGAACCTCGTATAAAGTTGTCAGAGAGAATAAAAGAAACTGTAGATTGGACATTGGCTAATGATAGATGGTTGCGTAACTCTTAAAAATTGTGTCGTTTGTAATAACGATGTTTCGCAAATTGTTGATTTAGGTAATCAACCTTTAGCAAATGGTTTTTTAGATAGTATACAAGAAGAAAAAACTTTTCCCTTAAAAGTTAATGCTTGTGACAAGTGTCTGCATTTACAACTCTCACACGCAGTAAGTTTGCCTTTGATGTATGACACA